GAATCTATTGGAGTTTATGCAACAGAACAACAAGCAGAGGACATAGCAGAGAATTATGCATTGGGAAGCGCAGTATCCAGAACCTAAAGGCCCAGCACCATTTGACAATTGGGATTTGATTGTTTGTTGTGGTTTTGCATATGGTTATACAATGGCTATAATGGATTTTAACATTGTATTATATATAATAACGGAACTACTCTGGGCGTGGTTTCAAAAAGAAAGAGTGAAAAGATGAATATATTTCAAAAACAAAATTTAGTGTGGGGTGCAATAGGATTTATTGCATTTACATTTGTTGCAAATTCAGTAAAGGCTGATACAACTGTACAAGACCATAATAAAACTGTAATTAAAAGAACACCTTTTAATGTAGAGGTCTGTACAGAAGTTGATGTTCAAGGAGACAAAACAAAAGATACCTTACTAGGTGCGATTATTGGTGGTGCGATAGGACAGAATATTACAAAAGATTTACCAGATGGTGCAACTGCTGGTGCTATCATTGGTGGTATTCTTGGAAATCAAAACTCTACTGTTGGTGGTAAACAAATGAGATGCAGAACTATGAGCAGATATAAAGAGTCAATGGAAACTATGTATTCTCATTCAACCATCACATTTATCTATGAGGGTAAACAATACTCTTTAAACTTTAAAAAGTAATAAATAGTTTTATCGTTCATCCCTTTAGGGCCGGAAGTATGCATTTATGCAGAAGGAACGCATTATCATATCGTTCATCTGGAAACAGACGGAAGTAGGTAATGAAAAAACCGAAGGAACGCACCTAACCATAAACTAGGGAGGGTGGCAAAATGACTTACAGACCATATCAATGGAAGAAGTTTGCTGATGCAAGAAATCGTGCTAGAGTTCATAAAATCTTGAATTATCGCACACAGTCTTGCAATTGTAAAAAGGCCAGTTAGGATATTATATCCTTTTTGGAATTACTGATAGTCCATTTTAAAATGGACATTCAACTATAAATATAATGGAGAACAGATTAATGTTCTCCATTTTTCTTGAAAGGAAAACAAATGTCCGTTGCATCAGCAATTTATAATGAAACTTGCCATATTTGTGAAGTAATCAGTCAATCATTAAAGAAATTAACTAGAACCATCATCATAGGAAGACAGTATTCTGCAAACAGAATAGTTGCCCAACAACTCATAGATTTAGGTGAGTATAGAGGTCAACCATTAGATGTAGTAGTCGCAGAGTTAAACGAAAGAACTAAGGCGGAGTGGAAGTAATGAAGAAACTATTATCAAACATATGGAAAGAATTAACAAAGTTTGATTACCATCCAGAGAAACACTACATGAGAGGTCATGTAGAGTCTTATCTTGCATCTTCATCAGACTTATGTGATTTAGAAATGAAACAGAAACAGTTAGCTCGTAAAGGTATTTACTAATGTGGCCTTACACAGAAGAAGAAAATGAATACCTAAGTGAACAGAAAAACTCTGATTGGGATTATGACACATATGGTCATGGTGCCTAATCTAAGTATTGTTTCAGTTCAGTATATCCACCTATATGCAGTTTCCCATTGAAAATCTGGGGAACTGTTCTACACTTCATCTCTTTTAACATAACTCTTGCTTCTTGGTCATGGTCAAGAGATACCTCTATAAATTCAATCTTATTTTCATTCAATAGATTCTTAGCCATGTGACAATATCCACAAGAATTTTGTGTATAGATAGTGTACATTATTTTTCTAAGACCCAGATAACAGTTTGTTTACCATTCGACTCATTTATTAAAGGTATAGCTGGTACATCTTTGTTTCTTTCCTTGATGTTATATTCCCAACGATATCCTTCATTAACTTGTTTGTTTGCTGTTTTCCAAAAGTTCAAATTGTCATATGTAAATGACGCTAATATTGATATAATAAATGCTTCTAACATAGTAAATATTCTCCTAAAGTCTATTGACATTATTTATAAGATATGAGATAATAGGTACATAAATAAAATAAGGTGTTTAATATGACAGAACTTTCAAATCTAATTTTCATAATTCAAATGTGTGCTCAACTTGCAGCTGTGGGTGACCTACATCCATCAGAATCATTTCGTTGTAGTCAAACAGTTACACATACTGTTCAGTACCACTTTGATGGGGATTTCACGAGGTTTGGAGAGTACTTAGCAGAGAACACCATGAAAGACTTCCCTATAAACTAGAAAGAAATATTATGTACAAAACACTAGATGAACTTAACTCATATATGAGTAAAATACAAGAAAAAGACCCAAAACAGTTTGATAATGCGCTTGGTACTATACAACAAAGGGCTAAAGACAAATTTGTATTCTTGTCTGATAAGACTACACAAGAATTACTTGATGAAAGAAATCATTGGATAGAAATAAAGGGTGCAAGAAATAAATCAGTAAAGAATAGAATTACAAGACTTGAATCTGTTCTTGTTGCAAGATACGATAGAGATAAAAGAGAAAAAGAACGTATTGCAAAACAAGCTGAGGGAACTGACGTAGGTTAATGTTAGTCAAACAAGAAACACTAATTGTTACAGAAACAATTACTGATGGTGGATTACTAAACCAACATTTAGAAAGAGATATTCGTGATGCTGGTTATGGTAGTAAACTAACAACTGCAAAGTGTTATCGCACTCGTTGGGATATGCAGAAAACAAGTGATGCTTTTGCATTACTTGGACAAGGTGCAATATCAGTTGCAAAACGATACTACACTAATGAGTGTGATGAGAATGGTAATCCTAAAGACTATGACCTTAGAGTATCAGAGTCTTGGGGTTTGATATATAACAAAGGAGATGTAACTGGAGTACATCAACATTGGCCTTCACTATGGTCATATACTTACTGTGTAAGTGGTTGTAAGAATTGTTCTCCACTTGTATTTCCTACTGTGGTAGGTGATAACAAAATATATCCAGAGGTTGGACAACTTATACTATTTCCAGGCTGGGTAAATCACGAAGTACCAGAACAAAAGTGTGACCACGAAAGAATCATGGTCGCTGGTAACATAATGTGGGATGATTGGAAATGAACCAAAACTACATAACAAAAAACATAATAGGGAGTTATTTACACTATGTCTAATTTAGTAAATCATTTAGGAGAACCAATTGGTAAAACAATTGATGAATCCACATTACCAACAAGAGAACAAATTCTTGCAGACCCAATCACAAAGAAGTTTGTCTTTTTAAATAGTGATGCTTATCCAGACCAGACTTGTATCGGACTTACAGATGAAACAGATTATCATGGTGTCATCTACAAGTATGGCCAAGTTACTATTCCAGATGAAAATAAATTACTTGACAATGAACACTTGCAATTACAGTTCAAGTATGATATACTAGAGAATAATGGGATTCCAAAAGAAAACTTTGGAGATGACTTTTTTAAATTACTTGGTGATATACTTTATCATATCATCATTGCACAATCAGAGGTAGGATATGACACAAACGATAGAACGAACAACGCTGAGCAATCTGGTATTCAATGAGGAATACTGTAGAAAGGTATTACCTTTTATCAAACCAGATTATTTTGATATAAAAGAAGAACAAGTTGTATTCAATGAGATTGTAAACTTTGTAGACAAGTACAAAAGAATACCCACACAGATATCACTAGAGATAGAAGTCGAGTCTCGGAAAGACTTGACTGAAGACCAGCATAAAAATATCGTGGAGATTATCAAGACACTTGACTCTACTGAAGTTGATATGGAATGGTTAGTTGATACTACGGAAAAGTTCTGTAAAGACAAAGCTATCTATAATGCGATTGTAGATGGTATCTCTATCATTGATGGTAAAGATAAAAATCGTGGTGCAGATGCGATACCAAATATTCTAACAGATGCACTTGCTGTTTGTTTCGATAATGCAGTCGGTCACGATTACTTTGACGATAGTGAAAAACGATTTGACTTCTATCATAGAGTAGAAGAACGGATTCCTTTTGACCTAGACTTCTTTAATAAGATTACTAAAGGTGGTCTTCCGACAAAGACTTTGAATATCGCACTTGCTGGAACTGGTGTTGGTAAATCTTTGTTCATGTGTCATATGGCTGCATCTTGTTTATCGCAAGGTAAGAACGTATTGTATATTACTTTGGAGATGGCAGAGGAACGTATCGCAGAACGTATAGATGCAAATCTTATGAACATCTCTATGGAAGACTTACATGACTTACCTAAGAAGATGTTTGATGACAAGATTACTAAACTACAAAAGAAAACAAATGGTAAACTTATCATCAAAGAATATCCTACTGCATCTGCTCACTCTGCACACTTTCGTGGATTGATAAAAGAACTTGCAATCAAGAGAAGTTTCAAACCAGATATGATATTCATTGACTATCTAAATATCTGTGCATCTTCAAGACTCAAAGGAGCAACTAATGTTAACTCTTACACATATATTAAATCGATTGCAGAAGAACTTAGAGGACTTGCCGTTGAGTGTGATGTTCCAATCATGTCTGCAACACAAACAACGAGAAGTGGATTCACCTCGTCAGACCTCGGCCTTGAGGACACATCTGAATCGTTTGGGTTGCCTGCGACAGC